TCATTTTTTTCAAGTAAAATATCTAAAACGTTTTCTTTTATTTTATACAAATCGTTGATTTGACATTTTATTTCAAATTTATATTCATATTGACTATCAATTTTATCGTTTATTTTTTTAATTTCATTTTCCATTTTTTTAATTTCAATCTGATTATCCTCTTCGGTAAACCCGTCCGAGTCCTCTCCATTCTCATCGTATTCAATATGCGTATTTGATTGTTTGGTTATTGCGTAATTAAGGTATCTTTCATATGCCCATGTAGCGTATAGCGTACCGTCGAACATGCACCGATGCAAAAACGGAGTCCCATCCAAAACCTGTTCCATCTCCTCGGACAGCCCCCAATCTTGAATGCATTCAATTTGGCTCGGCTGTTCTCCTGGGTCGATGTGTTCGGATATATCCCATGCCATATTTAATTTATCTCGCAATCTTTTTGCTTCTTTGTTTATTGTATATAGTTCTTTGTGCATTTTTTTAATTCCTTTCTAGTAATTCTTGTAAAAAACGTGCCCATTATGTTGGCTATAATCTATTCTGTAGTCTCTCTCGACTTTGTCGATACAAATATAGTGTTTCAGGCTTTCGGGAACATCGTTTAGATCAAAAAATGTCTGTTCTGAAAATTCCCTAAAACTATTATAGTGCCCCATATAGGCATCCTCACAGTTTTCCATCGTTTCGTTAAAATTCGTACAAAAAAGATACGTAAATGCGTCTATTATTTCTATTTGTTTTTTGTCTAATTCCATCCAATCCCATAGATCATCATGTATGTAAGATTCTGAATAGAATTGGTCCGGGAAGCATTCGAAATCCTGAAACATTAATTCCGGGTCTTTTTCGTCGCTATGCAGTTCATAACAGTATTCAAGGAACTCTTTTTTGCTTTTGAATTTAGTCAGATCAGCCCACGCACCAAACAAACTACCATCATTGTATTTTTTGTATGTGCCAACATATATTTTTGGGTTTTCGTTTATCATTTTTTTTAAATTCCTTTACTTAATTTATTTTTCATTAAATTCAAAACATCGATTTTAAAAAACATTTTTTTTGATGTATTCATTTTTTTAATGCCAATTTTTATTTTTAATTTTTCGTCCATTATTGATTCTTTTTTTAGCCATTCAAGGCTGATTAAATCAACGTAACCACTTAACTTAAACTCAAAGTAATTAATACAAACGTGTACGCTATCTCTATAAATTACGCCATTTATTATTTCCATTTTTTAAATTCCTTCCAGCGTAAAATATAAATAGATCGTTAATATGGTGTACATAATTATATGAGAGCCGATTATTATTTTATCCATTTATTTTATTTATAATTTCAATTAATGACGTGATGTCGTTATTGTCGTACATGTCATCACCGTACACTATGGTTCCCTCTATTATTTCCTGTATGTTCATTTTTTTATTTTCCTTTCTTTACTTTTGGCATGTGCTAATTATGTACTACTGGTAGACATAATTACAAATCGAAATTTCTTGATATATGTATTGCGTGTGGACATGATAGGCGATATGTTGTACTATATATATAATGAAAAAATACAAACATAATATAAATAAATATCAAAAATTAAGGAATAAAGGTATGACATGGGGTGAGGTAGCTGAAGCCGTTGGAATCGACAATAGTTCGTCTTTGGTTCGGTGGGTTTCCCGGAATTATACAGAAAAAATAAAATACGATTATGAGTATGTCCCCAAAAAAAACAAATAAGGCGATTGAGCGTCAACAGCGAAACCACGGTATAATTGAATTGTATTTTTCGGGGGTTGAGGTTGACGCGATAGCGGTCAAGTACGGTCTTGAGGCAAAGCAAGTTCAGGCGATAATCAGGAAAGATCGAGAGAATCCCGACATAGTACAACCCTTAGCGGACGATTACAGACATAAAATAAGCATCACTACCGCCATGACCACCGACGCAATACAAGCCACAATAAGAAAAGGGAACGAGTTGTTACTCAATTCACCAGATATCAGAATGTTGGACATCTCGAATTACCTAAAAGCCCTGTCCCACGCAACCCAAGTACTAAATAATTCCACCCAAATAATCAACGAACATGCGGGAAATAAATCCACCCAATACTTCCATGAATTGGCCTCGGATGTCTCAGCGATTGAAAACAAGGAAATAATCATTAAAGATAATTAACTATTTTTAATTATTAATTTAAATAAACTTATTTCAAATAAAAACATTCTAATAATAAAAGTAAATAGATTAGGTGCATATATCATGAAGTGTCACATAAACCATAAAATACATAGTTGTGTTACATTAGTTAATGTTACTAAGTTATGTTACACACACCCACGCAGTAAAGACACAAACAAAAACAAAAACAAAAAAGTGTCACACAAACGATCGTTTATGATACACCCAAAAACAAACAGGGGGGAGGTACCCCCCCCCTATATTTTTTTTGGGTTCCTGTATTATTATGAACAACCCTATATCTCTATCAATCGGTCTAGGCACCCCATCCATAATTTATTAAAAAAGTAAAAAAAAACGGAATCATACCTTGACGGACATTAAATAATTAGGTATGATATAGTCATATCAATGGAGGTGTGGCAATGAATTTCTTAGAATTTAATGATAGATTTCTCGATGAGTTAGCAGTAATCAAATACTACATTAATATGAGGTACAAGAATGGGGTTAAATGCAATCATTGTGGATCAAGTAAAGTGTCTCATAGAGGTTCTTTGCCTAAAAAATTCCAATGTAACGGTTGCAATAACACATTCTCTATATTTAGAGATACGATATTTGAAAAATCTTGTACTGATCTTAGAAAGTGGATGTACGCAATACACTTATTCTTAAACTCTAAAAAGGGAATATCAGGGTATCAGCTACAACGTGAAATTAAAGTAACCTACAAAACTGCATGGCGTATGCTTAAACAAATACGTGGAGCCATGGGAAATATGGAAACTAAACAACAATTTGAGGCTATTGTTGAGATTGATGAAACATACATAGGCGGTAAGCCGCGTAAAACTAACAAGAAGGACAAAGACAAGGACGATCATAATAAAAGAGGTCGTGGAACTAAAAAGGTCCCTGTTATTGGTGTTGTTGATCGTTCAAGTAAGAAGGTACACGCTAAAGTAGCCAAGGTTAATGCTCAAGGTAAGAAATTATCAGGAAATCAGCTTTTGGCTGTCCTTGATGAGATATGCAAAAATGATGCTACGGTAATATCTGATGAGTTCAAAGGTTACAATAAATTGAAAAGTACTCAATACATCCATCTAAAGGTAGATCACACTAAAGAGTATGTTAATGGTATGGTTCATACAAATAATATTGAGTCATTTTGGGCAACGCTAAAACGTGGGATATATGGTATCTATCACCATGTTTCTACTCAGCATTTACAGAAGTATGTAGATGAGTTTTGTTTCAGGTATAATAACAAAGACAATAGGTTTATTTTTGATAATTTAATTCAGAAAACAGTTTTTATAGGAAATTAATATGAGTACAGCAATAATACAATGCGAAAGCAATCCCATCGAATTAAGAAATACACTATGGGGTAATAATCCCTATATCCCAAGATGGGTAAATATTGATAGTGTTGGCTTAGATCAATTTTTCACAAAAAAAAACATAGCGAAAAAATATTATCATTTATTTTTAGATTTTTTAAAACAAGAAAATGTAAATGTGGATGAATATACTTTTGTTGAACCCTCGGCGGGGAATGGATCTTTTTTCAATCTTCTTCCTAAAAATAGTCGTATAGGCTTAGATTTAATGCCATTAAATACAGATATTGAGCAAAAAGATTTTTTAGCATGGAATCCAAAAAAACAAGACGGCAAATACATATTTATTGGCAATCCCCCATTTGGATATAGGGCATGGTTAGCGTTAGTTTTTATGAACCATGTAGCAAAGTTTGGGGATTATGCTGGGTTCATATTGCCTATGGCATTCCAAAGTGACGGGAAAGGCAGTCCTAAACATCGAGTAAATGGTATGAAGTTAATACATTCTGAAATTATACCTACGGATAGCTTCTATACCCCACAAAATAAACCAGTTAAAATAAATGCTCTGTGGCAAATTTGGAAAAAAGGTAACAATATCATCCCTGAACCAAAAACTTGTAGAACGTGGTTGGATTTATTTACCGTGGATTTTAGAAAAGAAAGGCTTTGTGGTCAAAATAAAATTGAAAATGCTGATTATTTTTTACAAAGAACATTCTATAGCGAGCCTCCAAAATTAGTTACATGTTTTTCAAAAGTGAAATATACTTGTGGATATGGTTTAATCATAAAAAAAGATAAAGATAGGGTTTTAAATATTCTAAACAGAATAGATTGGATGGAATATAGTAATTTAGCAGCACATAATTGCAGACATATAAGCATGTATCATATAGAGAAAGTATTGGTTGATAATGGACTTTACGATGTGTAATTATCAAGAAATATTTTTAAATGTTTTAAAAAAACATGGCAATCACAAAAAATGGGATAATGCAGTATATAAAGATATTAAAATAATATCTAACACAAAAGTTGGCTCAGTTGGTCAAGACTTCATAGAAGACATATGCAAAAGCCTTAATATGAGTGTCAAGTTCCCATTGAACAAAAAGAAAAAACGAGCTGCTCAAAGCCCATGGGATTTAAAAATAGATGGAATTTCCTTTGAGTTAAAAACAGCAACAGAAGATGTCGGTGGTTGCTTTCAATTCAATCACATTCGTTATCATAGAGAATATGAAGCTGTACTCTGTTTAGGCGTAGCCCCAAATGATTTATATTTTAATGTATGGTCAAAGGCTGATATAACAACTGGAAAAGCGGGAAAATTGGTAACCATGGAAAAGGGAGCTAATGCCTCTTATAAACTAACAAAAACAAAAGACCAGCTAAAAAAGTGTGAGGAGTTTTATTCCATAATGAATGATTTTAGGAATCGCTATATGTCTGTAAAGGGATGATTCCGAAAAAAAATAAAAAAACAAAAGGAGAAAAAAATGATAACGGCATACGTAAGGGATACATTAGGGACACGGGACAACATATTTCAAACAGAGCTAATACTAGAGTATTGTCGAAAAAATAACATGGAGGTAGATGATTTTGTCAAAATAAAGTGCCTTTCGATTAACAGTAAAAACAGCCATAGGCTAGATGATTTTCAGGGGTTAGAGCGAGGGGATACTCTAATATCATCAGAATTGAGCTCTTTAGGACTAGGTCTGGCAACATTAATAGAACTGTTGAAATTATTTGATAAGAGAGGCATCCGGGCCATCTTTATAAAAAACAATCTTGACATTGACCCTACCAACAAAGACAACCCCGTATCAAATTCATTTATGAAAAATATATTAGCGATTCAAGAAATGCAAAAAAAGGTAAGGTCTGATGCAATTAAGGATCTCTATAATCAACGAATTGCCGAGGGCAAGCCATGGGGAAACCCGGTTAGCCGTCCCAGAGGCTCAAAACTTGACAAATATAGAGATATAATGTTAAAGTATAAGCCAATTGGTCGTAAGGGAGGTTTCTCTTATAGGTCAATCGCCAAAATACTGGACATCGAAGTGGGCATGAAAGTGACCCAGGAGACAGTCAGTAAATGGTATCGCAATGAAGAAAAAAAGAAAAAGAAACGTTGATTAAAAATCACGGGAGGCTTTATTGCGAGAAAATAAGGATGCTTTAAAAGAAAATGCTTATCTAGCCGTTGAGTGCTATTTAAAGTCATGTGTACCGGAGATTGAGACGGGGTATGGGGAGGTCAATATTTCATATAGTATGAAAATTGATAATGGGAAGCCCTCGGTTTTAAAAATAAAGCCTTCCACAGAAACCTGTTTAAAATACAGAAAAAACAATGTCTAATATTGATTTAGCTAGGGTTCGTCATAACTGGCAGATATCCCCCTTATCTCTTATTCAGCAGGTTCTTGGGTTTCATTTAACCCAAGACGAGTTAAATGTAATTGGTGAGAAGTTTGGAACAAAGCCTGGCCCAGTTAATTCACGATATCTATTGGACCCTCTGCAGATAGACATACTGGATAGCCTTGCGGGTTTATCTGCAATCAAGCATAAAAAGGCCAGGGGGATTGAATTAACACAAAATGAGTCAAAGTATGTTGATAAGAGGGGTGTTTCAACGCAGGCCGGTAAGGGGTGTGGTAAAACAACCATTGCTAGCATGGCCTCGCTATGGTTTGTTATTTCATATCCGTACTCAAAGGTTTTTCTTGTCGGCCCAAAATATGAGCAGGTTAAAAAAGCGTTGTTTGCGGAAATCGGAAAATGGATTGCTCGATCAATTGAAGTTTACGGTGATCGTAGTTTAATTAAAAAGCTTTTACATGTCGGGGCTGACGAAATCATTTACAAAGACCTAGACCCGGCTGTTCTAGCGACGAAGGTATGGGGCGCAAAGATTCTCACATTTAGTTCCTCGTCAGAAGAGGCAAAGCAAAAAGCGACAAGCCAGGGGCTTCATGCATCAAATATGTTATTCATTATAGATGAGTCTCCTGCTGTTCCTGAAAACATATTCGAAGTTATTACAGGCACCTGCACTGAACACAACAATCTTATTTTAAGCATTTTTAATCCGAACAAAAATACAGGGTGGGCAATTGAGGCCCATTCAGAAAAAATGAAGCACTTTTGGATAACCCATCAAATTAACTCTGCAAATTCATCGCTTGTCACTCCTGAGTCCATTAAATATAAGAGAGAGCGTTATGGGGTTGACTCAAACACTTACCGTGTAGAGGTTCTTGGTCTACCTCCATTAAATGATGATGGTAGTTTTATTTCATACCAATGGATAAGGGGGGCCGTGGATAATTACAACGATTACGAACCGGAGGCTGATGCTCCCTTAATATTATCCTTAGATGTTGGTGGCGGTGGAGATGTCAGCATGGTTGTTATTATGCACGGAAGAAAGGTTCTTGATTTTATAAAAAATTCAAATCCTTCAACGGAGGTTATTGCCATATGGTTTCAAAAGCTTATAGTGCAATGGGATCCTGATGAGGTATATGTAGATGCCAATGCGATTGGTCAGGGGGTTTACGACAAACTAAGAGCGGATGGTCACAAAGTTAAGGGATTAAAAATGCAGATGTCGTCTACCGGTGACGCTTATTATAGATTAAGGGATGAGTTAGCATACAAGTTAAGGGATTCATTTGAGGAGGGTGGTATCTACATACCCGATGATGAGGAATTAATTCATGAAATAACGCTGATGCAGGAAGATAAAGAGCATTCTAGTGGTAAGTTTAAGCTGTTATCAAAAAGAAATGCTAAGTTCAGATCGGAGATGAGGGGTAAAGTGGGCTATGAGTCACCGAATAAGCTAGACGCTTTAATGCAGTGCTTTTACAAGGATTACAATGTTTCATTAAATATTAAAAGAGAGAAAAAAAGTGGAGTAGATGAGGATGACAAGCTAACTCAGTTAGACGAATATGCTTGGATGGCATATTAAAATCAAAGGAGGTAATAATGCTAAAGTTAACAAGTAATGAGATAAATGATGGGGTTGAAAATGAAGATGGCCATAGGCATATCGTTTATATAAGAAATAAAGTTGAGTCTAATTCAATATTAAAAACAGGTGATCGAAAAGGTCATGGTATTATTGGGATGACATCAAAAGTGAATGGGCACTCTCATGAGGTTTGGGTGGCCCCCTCAAAATTTGTCATTGATCCAAAAACAGGGGGGCCGGCAATCGATCCCATGACCGGTTCACCTCAAATGACACCTGAGACATATTATATTGGAGAAGATTCCAAGAATGGGCACACACACAATATTGAAATGGAATACTTGCAATTAAACCCAGTTAAAAGAGAAAGGATTGAACATGATAATGTTGGCGATGATGATAAATCCAGGGTGTCAGACTATTTAAAAGTAGCCATAGATTCATATAGTTATGATAATCTTTTTTATTTAGATCAAGCTCAGAAGTCCGAGGCTTTATATCGTGGAGGGGATCATCAATGGCCAGATGAGGCCTTGTCAAAATTAAAAGCTCGTGGGGCCCCAGCCCTTTCCTTTAATTTGATAAAATCAAAAATTAATAGCCTAACAGGTATTTTTGGCTCTCGTCCAACCTCCCCAAAATGTAAACCCACCGAAACATCAGATAGTGGCGTAGTTGACATTATTAATACTCTAAATTCCCATGTTTTATCGAGAAATAATTACCCTCAGCTTCAAAGGGAGATCAATTCTGATCAAATTATTGGAGGGAGGGGCAACCTTAGCATAAAGTTAGATACTTCAATAAATCCTGAGGGGGATATTCTTCTGGATAAGTCGGAGTGGGACCAAGTTACATACATGCCACACAATAAGTTAGATCTTTCAGATTGTGAAGGGGTGTGCGCATGGGAGTGGGTTTCAAAAGATTATTTAAAAATGGTTGTGCCCGACGATAAGTTGGATTTGATCGAGGGGCTTGAACCATCTCAAAATATGATTACGCATATAAATACAGTGGTTCCAAATATTGCAAACTTTAAATTCAACGATATTCAAAGTAAAACATACAAATTAATGACGGTGACTAAAAAAGAATATAGGAAAAGAACTGTTATATTTAATCCAGATGATAAATATTATCTTGACGGCAGTGAGGGTACATTGCCTTCATGGTTATTAGACTCAAAAATAAAAAAAGAGATATTAACAATACCTGGTTTTGAAAAAGTTGAGCGGACAATTACCGAGTACTGGGTCGGTAAAATGGTTGGTGATATATTGTTTTCGGACAGGCTCAGTGAGTTGAATGGTTTTTCGGTCATTCCTTGTTATGCAACCAAAAGAAAGCACTTTGTTAAGGGGGAGGTCTTTGACCTTCAAGACGCTCAATTTGAAACCAATAAAAGGATTTCAACCTTAGTTGATTGTATGGGTAGGTTTGCATCTATTCCAGTTGTCTATGATTCAAATACTTTTGATAGTGATAAGCAACGACGGGACTACATGCACAATCGATCAAAACCAGGAAGTGCTTTACAGGTTTCAAATCAAGATAAGCCACCTAAAATTGAAGAGGCACCAAGATTTCCAACAGAGTTACTTTCTGTAACTGAATATATGGGTAAAATGGGAGATATCATTTCAGGGTTTAATTCAGAGGGGATCAGTGGTGTAAGGAATGCCCAATCAACACCATTGTATCGAGAAAGAAGGCAATCAGCACTTTCCTCTGTTGATTATATATTTTCAAATTTTGACGTTATGCAAAGAGAGATGGCTTTTCGATTAATAGAAATGTACAAGGCATTCTACACCCCAGAGCGAGTTTGGCGAATACTTGAAAATCAAAATGCAAAGCTTCTAAAAGAAGGGGCTGGCGGTGTTATGATTAATGGGCTTCCTTTCCAAAGGGTTAATTATAAATATATTAAGGATATTTGGGATAATTGCGACATAATAAGGTATGACATAGCGATATCCTACAGCGACTTCAACACCACAAAAGCAGAAGACGACTTAGCTATGGCTATATCAATGGCAAATCAAGGCGTGCCTGGGGTTAATGGTGAGTGGATCTTGGAATTTATGACAGACCTTACCGAAGAACAGAGGGCGAGGTTGCGTGGCATTGCTAATAGTGAGCAAACTCGTCAAGCACAAATGGCAAGTCAGGCTGGACAGTTAGAATTACAGAAGGTTCAACTCGGTATTCAGGGGCAAGCCCAGAGACAGCAGGCGCAAATTGAAGTTGATAAAGTCAATAAGATGGTCGATACAAAAATGTCTGAGGATAAAATAGAAATAGAAAGAATGAGGGTGGAGGTTGAGAGAATGAAGTTGGCCATTGAAAATTTAAAATCGCCAAACAGCAAATAATGTTTGACTATTTTATCATTTTTTGATATATATGTAAATATAAGTAATAAATATTTTTTAAGTTAGGTAGTGGAACAACCAAAGCCTTCAATGATAACTCATTGAGGGCTTTTTTTTTGATTTCATCTTAACTTAGAACGGAGAAAAAAATGAGTGAAAAAGAAGCTAATAATAATGAAGATAAATCAACATTGGAGACATTTCTCTATAAGGATAATTTATCTTCTGAAAATGGTGAAGCGGACAAAGCAAAAGATCAAGAAACTTTGGGCGAGAGCGACAAAGACACTGGTGAAGATGCTAAAAAGCCGAAGGTTGAAAAATCGAAAGCTACGTCTAAAAAGCGTAAAAAATCGAATTTCATTTTTGACCGAGATTATTACGAAAAAGAATTAGGTATAAACGATGAAAAAACACTAGACATTTTAAGAGAGAGAGATGAGGAGATCTTTAATAATCGAAGTACTATTGGAAATCAAGGAGCTAAAAATAAAGACTTGTCTGATATGCTTTTAAAAATTGAAGAGCAAAAAAAGGAGCTTGAGAAAAAATCGATCACTGATGAAGAGTTTGATGAGCTTTCGATGGAGTCGCCATCCAAGGCAAATCGTGCTAAACAGGAGTCTGAACAGGCCCTCGCTGAAAAGATGCGCTTAGACCGTGAAGCCAGGGTGATTCATAATCAATCGATATTATCAGACGATGATGACATAGGTGAGATGTCTGGCGACATTAAGGATATACTATCTAATGATATCCTTGCACTTGGAGGGGATGAGTCTATGGTAAATAAAGTCATTTCAAACTTTGAGTCAGATAAAATAGCTTCCTTTTCAACAGACGTGTTTTACAACATTATTCAAAGAGTTAAGCTTCAATCGCAGATCAGTTCCAAAGATCAAGAAATAGAAAGCTTGTCGGGTCAGATCGAGTCCTTGAAGTCCGATTTAAGCCGGAACTCTAAGAGCATTGTAAGTAATATTAATAAAGCGTCATCTTCACCTCATGCTACCAATGGGTCGGTAGGGGATTCTGGAAGTTCCTCATTCGACAAATCCACATTGAGTACTTTTCTCTATAACGATGATCATTAAATGTGTTTTTAATAAAAAATAAGGAGAAGTAAAAATGTCGATTTTAGCCGAAAATAATATGACATTGCTGGATCACGCAATGAGAACCTCGAATAAAGGAACTCAAACATTCGTTAACATGCTCAGTCAAGACAACCCACTTGAAGACATTGTCTATAAAGAGGGCAATGAAAGTGATGGCGAAACAGTTAAGATCCAAAATGGATTACCAAAAGTTTACTATAAAAGATTTAACAAAGGGGTTCCTCCAAGCAAAAGCACTTACACGGAGCAAAAATTCAAAACATACCGATTAGTTGGTGCTACTGTAACAGATGGTGAATTAGCAAGAAAGGGTGGCAAGATAAACCAGCTACGAGAGCAAGATAAGCTGGGCCAGATTGAAGCTATGCAACAAAAGTTTGCATCTAATCTATTTTATGGTGATGAACTTGCGGATATGGATGCTTGCGACGGTTTAAATAAATACTATGCTACTTTAAGCCCGTCTCAAGGTGCAGCTTCAAGAAATGTTATTGATGCTGGCGGTACTGGGAGTGATAACGGCTCAATATACTTAGTTACCTGGGGCCTTCACTCTTGTTATGGGATTTATGATAAAGGGACTACGTTAGGTATTAATCACAAGGACTATGGCGAAACCATGGAAAAGCAACCCGACGGAACTCAGCTAGCCGTATTTAAAGATATGACAACCTTTTGCACTGGTTTGGTCATGAAGGATTGGCGGTATTCAGGCCGTATTTGTAATATTGATAGAAGCAACTTGGACGGTGGGTCTGGGGCATCTCTTTTTACACTTTTAACTAAGTTGATGCATACAGTAAAGTCGTCATCAAGTGGACGCAGGGTTTTATATATGGATGACACAATTCTTTCCAGCTTAGATTTGCAGGCTCAAACGCTTGTTAATTCTGGTGGAGGAATTACATACTCCAATGTCGATGGAAAGCAGGTCATGGATTACCGAGGTATTCCAATAAGAAAAATGGATTGCTTGCGAGTCAATGAACAGCGAGTGGTATAAGGGAAAGGAAAATAAAACATGTCAGCAATAGATAATTTTTTAGTCTTCGATGAAGACGCTCAACACTTAACAACTAGTTCAAGTACTAATGTTATTGATTTAGTTCATGCAAGAAATATTGGAGCTGGAAAATATATGTACCTAGAGTGTTTAGTGACTGAAAATTTCACTGATTCAGGTACTGATTCCACCCTCACAATAACATTAGAGACAGACAATGATTCTGCTATGACATCGCCAACAACTCTTCAAACAGTTGCCGTCATCCCTGCGGGATCATTAGTTGGTACTAGATTTAAATCAATACTACCCTCCACGCATGATTATAAACGTTACTTGTCAGTTAAATACACTATAGATAATGGAGATCTAACAACTGGAAAGGTCTCTACCTACCTGACTGATACCGATACACTGTATAAGGCATACAGTGATGCGAAGCCGTCACTATAGATTATGAAGGTAAGGGTAAAGGATGGACAAAAAGGGTTTTATTCTGGATTGATTCGGGAGCCGGGAGATATTTTTTATCTCTCGGATAAAAACTCTTATTCTAGTCGATGGATGGAAACTATTAAAGAATGTTCTAAAAAGCCTAAGAAGCCCAGTGAATTGATGGGAATTATTAAAGAATATTCTGAGAAGCCCAAGAAAAAAGACAAAAAAAGAGGTTCGTCTTAAATGGTTGCTGTGTCTGTAGGCCCTCTCTTAATAAATGCAACAACTACCGGATACGGCCCCATCAAAACACCCATTGGTAAAGATCGATCATACAGCATTGTTGCTGTAGCGGGTGCTGGGGCAAATGCGTCAGCATCCATTTCGATAGAAGTCTCTAACGACAATCTTAATTGGGTAGAGTTGGGAAGCATTACATTCTCAGATGTAAATGAAACTCCTATAACTAATGGGCTGACAAGTAACACCTCATGGCTATCTGTTAGAGCAAACATTACCAATATATCGGGTTCAGGTATGACCATTAATGGAAAGTATGGGGTCTTGTAATGCCCACAAGTAAATTTATAAATCCCGACATTGCCGGAGGAGGCAACGGTAGCGGAGGGCCCTCGGTAAATGTCGTCGATAATCTAACATCAACATCTTCAAATGATGCGTTGTCGGCAAATCAAGGTAGGCTATTAAATCAATTAGCAGGCAGTAAGCTAAGTCAAGAAGAATTAAAAGATATTTTAAATGATAAACAAGACTTGATAACAAATGTAAATTCAAGCCAAGTAAAAGAAACTTTAAACATAGATAATTTAGACAACACGGCAGATATGGATAAGCCGGTGTCTACACTTCAACAAAACCAACTCGACAATAAATCAAATATCATTCTTTCTCCGGTTGCCGGGAATGTAGTGATACAAAACAGCTACGGCCATATTCAGGATTCAGGCGAGACTATTGCTGATCTGAAAGACGGCTGGGATGGTGAAGTAAACACTTTTGCCGATTTACCTTTAGCCTCATCGAATAATGGAAAGAAATACGTTGTCAAAACGCCAACGGGAACAATTGTTTTAGGTACAAAAAAATATGCAGGGACTTACATTAGTAATGGAGCTTCTTGGAGCATTTTTGGTTACAAACAAGCAAGTGTTTTAAACCAGACACTTTCAGGCTTTACTCAAAACGCAACGGTTGAAAGCTTGGTGTCTAATGACTCAATATTGACATCTCTACAGAAAATACAGAAATGGTTTAGTGAATATTTTAGCAACTTAACAGGTGATATTCAGTCTCAGATAAATAATAAAGAAGAAAAAATATTAGCAAAAAGCTATGTGGATGCTCAAGTCACAGATATAAAAACAGTTATTGATAATTGGAGTTCGCAAACTGCTTTAACTGGTTATAACTATCAGCTACACGCAAATTACTCAGGGCCAGACATTACAATTGATGATTATTATAATATCTCTTTTACTGGAACGAACAATCCTGCTGGGTCTCCACACACTGTATTTTACGATAGATCTCTCACACTAACGGGATCTAATTGTACAAGAATAAAAATAATAAATATAAATATAGAGAACGGATTAATAGTAAATGGAACCCTGGGTAGGCATTACTTTGAAAAATGTAGCCTGGGCGGTCTAACAGTTAGTTCCACATCGAATTGGATGGTTTTTACTGATTGCACATTTGATGGGCCAGTCACAATAAATAGCAACTTTGCAGGTGTTATTTATTTTGTTAGGTGTGCCTTTAATGGGCAGTCATTAACTTTAAATAACTACGTTTCGACTCAAATAGCCCTTATTGAATGTTCAGGTTTATCTAGCATTCCATCAAACGCATTCAAGTCAGGCATGACAGCTTTAACATCAGGAGTTCAGTCTTTTTATTTGAATGGCAGTGCATTGTCTACAACCCCAAGCCTAACCTTAAATCAAGACAGCTTCTATGTTGGCGACGTAAACGGAAATTCAAGTCAAAAAACAGCGGATGAAGTGAAAACAATTTTAAACTTAAATATAATTGATGAAAACAATCATATTAAAGAAATCAATCTTAACCCTAACGTTACTTTGGCGGGGCGCACATTCAATACCGCTGGTAAATTAGTTCAATTGGATACCGATGGCAATAATGGGCCAAGACTTCCAATACTGGACGGCTCTCAATTGGTTGATATTGATATAACAAAAGTAAAAAATTCCGACGATGAATCTTTACCAACAATTTTAAATTCAAAAGCTGATGCCGGTTCTTTGGGATTAATTGATGACAACGGAGTTCAAAAATATGAAAAAATAGAAATGCGGTACGGGGAATATAATGACGGATATACTGAAGGTGGTCTTGCTAGATTTGAATCATATACAAGCAAACCAAATGTTTGGGGTGTGCGAAGAGTAGATGATACTTTTTTATGTATACAAGCAAGTAATGGACAATTTTATGCTTACGGATTTAACACTATTTCAGACAAAAGAATCAAAAAAGACATTAAAGATATATCAATAGAAACGATCGACAAATTATCTAAAATCAAGCCAAAAACATTTGTCTATGATGGTATTAGTGAAGATACACATATTGGTTACATTGCCCAAGAGCTAGAAGAGACTGGATTGGATTTTGTTGTTACAGATACTCTTGAAGAGCAAGATTTTAAAACAGAAAATGAAGCAAAAGAATACTTTGATAAAGCCAAAAAACAAGGTTTTGAACCTAAAATTAAACAATCTGGTAACGGCTATCTTGTTACTTACAATAAAAAAGGTGTTAAATATAATGAAATAGCAGTGCTTCAACAAGCGTTGATTAATGATTTGCATTCTGTATTACGTACGCAAGGATTAAGCTTTTTAATTGATGACATTAAAGAGGTCTATAATAACGAATACGACAACACATACGAAGTCTTAACGATTCAAGGCGATCTAATCAAATCAATTGAAAAAAACGGCAATACCCAAGAGCAACGTATTGATGTGTGGGTGGCCAATGGTGGCAAGGTTATAAATAAAGTTTTAACTAAAGATAAAGCTATCGATTTAATTAAAAAAGAAAATAATAGACGTGTTAGAACAATCGGGAATAAGGAGCTAAGTAAAAATGAGTGGCTTCAAAAAACTCAAAATTCTCAGGATGTCATAAATAGGTTCACATCTCAGTTAGTCGGGAAATCACTAAACGGTAGGATTGTTGGAAAAGAGGTTACTCAAGCCCAATATAATAATGCCGTTAAGCTCATTGAGAGAAAGGACCAATATGTTTTTCATTATCACGAAAAACTAAAGCCCATGATCCATTCGATGAAAGATTTAGAGTTAAAATCATTTGATCCATTTTCAGATGCCCTTTGGGAGGGATTAAATTAATGAAAAAATACAAGCGAAACCCAAGCGTTAACGATATTTTAAAATCTGTTATTCGTATTCTTGGTGGATATATGGAGGGAAGTGAGCCGACACTTGAACAGATGGAATCAGCACGCCGTGCATTTAACTCATACTTAGACACCTTAGACGAAGGTGGTAGTCGGTATTTTTTAAGAAGGGATAGGCAGTATGTTTTTCCAGAAACTAGCGTCGTATTACAGGACGGTAAAAAATATAGGTGTATCAAATCGTTTGAAGCACCAAATATAACAACCTATGAAGTAAATACAAGTTACGGAGAAGGCGACACCGTTTATCCAGATACATATAATGGCTATTACTACGAAGCAATTTCTTCTGGAATGTCTGGGCAGTCGCCTCCCTCTTTTCCAAATATCCAAGGGAAAACAGTGGTTGACAACGAATTAACATGGAAAACAATTCCCGATCAAAAGCCTTCTATTGGAAAAAATTGGAGGACTTTTTTTGTTGAGGATTCTAGCCTTTCTGGCGGGTTGCCTTATGCCCCAGGTGAATACATTAGATCTGGGACTTTTCAGCTTCAAGAAGATGAGGTATCTATTGAGGAGGCATCTATAATGATAAAGGGTGAAGAGTCTAAATTGTCGATTATTTCCGATTTTGACTACTCAGACATTCAGGATAAAACACTTGAGTCCAACCCAACGCATTTGTATATTAAGCACTCTGGGCTGGTCTCAACAGCAAATCTTTGGCCAAGCCCAAAAAGTATCGGTCAAGATGGTTACATACTTCACTATAAAGTAAGAATAAGGATGGTAAATGACTCAAATGAGCTAAACCTTCCCGATTCGATGATACCATCTGTCATATTTAATGTGGCTAACTTATTGGCCCCAGAATACAATATATCGGCAGATATGCAAGTTTTAATGTCTCAAAGGGCTCAAAACTTAGATAAGGGAACAAAAGGTTTAACGCTCCCGGAGACAACAAATATTGTCGTCAGTAATTATTAGGAGGTAACGTAATGGCATCAAGTAAAGCTAAACAAATGGATATTTTTATGGGTGGGATGACCGACTCTTCTGGAAGGCCACTACGTGACTATCGAGTTTATTTTTGGGAAAGTAGTGGCGCAAGCACACCCAAAACGGTGTGGGAAGATATTAATAAAAATAATATATTGGATCAGACCAACGGTGTAGTCCTTGGAAACGCTGGAGAGCGTGCCATTTATGGCGATGGTGAATACTATGTTCAGATTAAAACAGCAGAAGGAATTTTGCATGATTCATTTTCTGCTTCCTATACATCTGGAATTAGTTTTGGCGGAATTTATAATGACGTTGGATCGAATTACGGGACAAACGGGGCATCATTGCAGGAGGCTATTAATGAGGCAAATCCGAACTTATCATACATATTTTTATTAAAAAATAACACTTTTACTTTAAGTTCACACATAACATTCCCATCGAATATTATATTAAAGATAGAGCCAACAGCTACGATTAATTTATCTGGATATAATTTAACAATAGAAAGAACTCCAGAAATTGGAGATTATCAGGTTTTTATAGGGGGTGGAAATGTAATATATGGATCAATGGTTAAGTCATCAAGGGGGGTATGGAGAAATGGTGATTCTGGAGATCAGTTTATTGATTTCAAAACTGAAATTAGACAGAATGGCAGTCCTGCCATAAGAAATATAAATGTTGATTATGGATATAAATATGTTTTTAATGGGGGTAATTTCAATGTGTCTGAATTGTCATCGCCAGCAATGGGGGTAAGCGTTGATGATAGAGGTGGGTCTACATATTACGGGAAAAACGGAAATATATATTTGTCTAAAAACACAAATATTACAGATATCGCGATTCCAATTAGCGACTCAGCTCATCCAAGATGGGATTTACTCGAAATAGACACGGCCACTGGAACATACTCTATAAATCAAGGGGTGGCATCTGAGGTGCCAGCATACCCAATATTGACATCTGACAAAGAGCCGATTGCATATATATATGTTAGGGCTAACGTTTTTTCTATTTACAATAGAGACATTTTAGACGCTCGAATATCAATAAAAAGCAAAAGTGTTGATGGGCATTTCAAAACGAATTTTTCAATTGACCAAAAAGAGGATACTGAGCCAAGTGAGTTATGTAATCAACAAGCATTTCAGCAAATACCATTTAGCACTAAATTTGATTATTTACAGCCAGACAAAACACGTTTACAAATTGTGGAAACAGTGGTGGTTCCAGCGTCACCAGTTAATGGGGAAATTGTTTATACGGGACCATGGGTAGAAGAACTATATTTTGCGTATTCGTCTGGCATTGTTCTAACAAGCCCTCAAACTTCTGAGGGAACCGCAACTTTAAGTTTTACTGGAGTCAGTTGCAGTGTCTCACTATATGAAACATCAAATGCCCTATCGACTTTCTATGTTGAATTAAGTGTCGATGGGGGAGCTACATGGATAAATAAAAAAACAGTTACTACAAATAGTTTTAGTGGTGGTAGAACAGGAGTAATACGAAGTTTGTATCAAGGTTTAGAGTACGGAGATTACAAAGTAAGAATAACAAATAAGGTTGTAGACTCCACATACATATCGATTGAATCTTTTCAGTATGCCACTTACATGGTACAGTCGCCAATCACTCAAAACGCACTAAAAGAACAGAGCCCATCATCACTAGACGATGTACCGCCAATGACCACATTGATAGGCAAACCAAATGAAGAAATCTCTGGAGCAGTTGAACCTCAAGGTGGTTGGAACTCTGGCTTTATAATTTTACGGCAAGCTAATCACACAGTGGAGTTTCAGTTTTATGGTGATAAGATTTTTTTAAATACGTTTTCATCACCGCCGTATACCTCAACTATTGCAGTTGAAATTGATGGCGGAACAGACAATGTTAAATCAGCAAGCATTACCATCCCATATTATGCTCATAGGTCACTTTGGGTACGCTTAGACGATGGAAGCTTAACAGAGGGTAAACACACAGTAAAAATTACAACGGTAATAACATTGGGTGGCCTTTTTAATATCGCAGGCTGGGCCACTTACTCAAGTAAGGCCCCAACAACATGCTCTCGATCATTAATTTGTGGCAAAGATAGTTATTCGGTTGGTGTCGATGATTTAGCTTTTAATTTTTCCGGTGCGTGGACTAGGAATTATAGCACAGATTGTTTTTTAGGCAGGTTTATCAATACATCATCTCTTTCAGATTATGCAACAATAACGACACCTGCAAACGTAAAAGCAATATATTTGATTTCAACTATTCAGACGAATTATGGTGAAGTAAAAATTAGTCTCGGCGGGCCGTTGGCTAACGTGCGCTATCTTAATTTAAAGACATCGAGAAGTTTTGGTCAGACCTGCATGATAAGCACGCTGTATGATTCTTACATGGATGGAATCAATTTGGACTCAAAGGAGCTACGCATTACTAATAATGGGTCTAACGAACTTGCGATAGAGGGTGTTATTTTTGAGTGTGGCGAGCCTGTGGAAAAGGACTATATTAATTGTATGCCGAAGTGGACAAGGCGTAACAACTCTATGATTGCCGAATCCCCTGTAAGTACATCACAGCGTATTGATGTGTATGGGTCTAAATCGGACGGTTCAGAAGGAACGAAACCAGTAGTTCATAGTGGGTTTTGCTACCAAAGCCCAGGGCAGAATATTTTTTACCGTCACGGATTAAATATCGCCATGGAAGATTACTCGGCAGATGTTTGGCATGGAGTGATTGGTCATTCACCGTTCCCTGGTCTTCTATATAGCCCAGGAAGTACATACATTAATCCGCGAGGAGATGCAGGCTTAATTTCTGTCGATACAACAAGTGACGGCTTATATAAAAAAGCGCAAATAAAATTAAGGAGGGTAATTTAGTGTTTAATTATTATATAAATTCCAAACTTATAGAGTCTTGGCCAAAAGGTAGTCCAAGAAAATTCAGATTTGGGGAAACACATTATATTGAAGTATCTCAAGGAGTTGAGCTAAAGGACACTAAAGTCATTAATGACAAAACAGACATTTCCGACTATTCTGATTATGATTACATATCCGCTCGAAAGCAAAGTTACGGTTCTTTAGAGGAGCAAATAGAGTTCATCGCGGAGAATGGTGTCTCATCTTTTAGGTCAAGGCAACTAGCCATCAAAAGCATGTACCCAAAAACACCAATTGATTCAACGAGTGAGTCGGAGAATCTAAAAAAATGACTTTGAAAAAAATTTTTCGAGAGGATTTACACCCCCCTTTTAATGGAACAAAAACTGATTTTGAAGACCTGATATATAATCACAAAAAAGAATTAGATATGTGGCGTAAGAATAGGCCAATCCCTAAATATGACATTATTAATGATTTATTAAATCATGGAACTCGAAATGATTTTGAGCTTCTTTATAAAAAAGATTATATCAAAAGGGATCGGATTTAATGGCATATCAATCCATCCCACTTGATAAACCGTATTACAATGTAGATAGCACTAGCCTTACATCAAACGTATCTGTTGTAAAAAACGGATACATCGATGAGATGGGGGCATTCCATAAAAGAGCTGGTTATCGATTGTTTTGCGATTTAGGTACGTTGTCTGAGGTGGCTGGTGTGTATTGGTCTGAAAATGAAGAATGCCTCATTGCAGTGTCAAACGGCAGGACGTTTAAAATAAATAGCCCCTTTGGTGATAAGGTTGATATTACAGGGGATATTATTAATCCGCATGTAAGGGTGAATTTTGTTGAAAAAAAATATGGTGGTGCTAACTATTTATTTATGGTCGCTAACTCATCACCAGTTTTTACAAACTTTACAGATGCAACACAAAAGCTAACCCCTACATCAAATCCTCCATTAACAGGCACGGGAACCCCACCAACCAACTGTACCCATTTAATACATTTTTTCAGCTATCTTATCGGTAACAATAAAGGTGATATGGCGTGGTCATTCAGTTATCCAGGAAACCCTTTTCAGTGGGACGGGGCCGACTCCTATGACATAACGAGTCAGGAAAATGTTGAGGGGATATACAAGGGAGCTTCTAATTTTATGGTTTGCTCTAAATCTACATTGGATATATGGGGTAATAGTCGGTCATATACAGACCCTTTTTTAAGTCCTGTAAAAGCGCAGTATAGTCAAATAGGGCTGGCCTCGCCCCATGCTTGTGTTGTTATTGATGGTGATAAGATGATCTTTTTAGACAAGACTCGAAGGCTTGTTGTCATTCAAGGCACTTCTTACATAAACTTAGGCTTACCCATAAATAGAGAAATTCAAAATTTAAGCACGGTGAATGATGCAGTAGCCTTCAATATTGCAATTGATGGAAAGCAGTTTCTTTTACTTAATTTTCCACAAGAGAAAAAAACCTTTGTTTATGATTATATCAGTAAATCGTTTTACAAATGGAGTTCCTACGATGAGTCGATATCGCAGGAGTCTCTATTTAGAGCGAACTGCTATGCGTACTGCTCTGCGTGGAATAAACATATTATTGGAGATATTGATAACGGAAAACTGTACTCTTTAGATAACGATCATTATAGCGACGACTCAAATACAATTAATGCCGAAATAATTACAGGTCACATTAATTATGGGTCTGATGCGGTGCTTAAAAAGCCGAGGTCTGTATGTGCGAGGATAAAGCGTGGAGTGGGCAAAGAAACAGATGTGTATGACTCTCCAAGAATATTGGTTAGACATCGTGACAATGGTGGTACATGGTCAAATTTTAAGGAGGTTGATCTAGGCAAGGTGGGAGATACAGAGTTTAAGGTGAATTTATATACGCAAGCATCAAGTTACTACACACGACAATATCATATAAAAATGCCAGACCCAGCACCGTTCGTATTAAGTGGAATGTGGGAGGAGTTTTAATGCCAGCAATCATCCCGTATAAATTACCAGAAATTTCTACAACTGATTATCCTGATGCAACAGATTTAAATACAGCAATAACTTTGATAAATGAGTTAAAAGGATATGTTCTTGAAAATGAAATAAATATTCGAGAGCAACTAAATTTAGTTATTGAATCTATTGAGAGTATTGATAGGAGGATCGAAAAATGAATGTTTTAAACGCTAATATAGAAGATATTTATGAAATGGAGGCCATCGGAAAAAAGAGCTATAAAAAAATGGGTTTAGAGGAGATTGGTATTGAGTATAGCTCGGAGACGTTTTTAAATAATATGAAGCTATACATACAAAGTGAACACCTTATTGTTTTAAAATGCGTGGAGAATCAAAAGATATTAGGAGGTATTTTAGCCACTTGTTATCCACAGCTTTACTCAAAAAGTTATATCATTCAAGAGTTTTCAATGCAGGCCGATCCTGATTTATCAGATATTAAACAGGGTAGGGTTATTGTAAAATTAATTGATGCTTTGGAAGATGTAGCTAAAGATCAAAAGGTTGATTTGGTAGGTATAAGTATTATGCCCAAATACGATATATCTAAATATTTGGAAAATAAAAACTATAAAAAATCAGACATAAACTTTATTCGGAGGTTAAGTTAAAATGGCAGCATCAGCAGTTATAGGTGGAGCAATTCTAGGAGGGGTTGTCGCATCTAATGAAGAGAAAAAAAAGGCTAAAAAATCACAGCTAAAGGGAATAGGTGCAGGAAAGAGTAATCTCGAAGACGCTAAAAAGGGAACCTATAAAACACAATACACATTACCAGACGGGAAAAAAGTAGGTTATGATGAGGCCGTTGAATACATCAAATCGGAACAAAAGCCAGCATTCTCAAAAGATGGAAATGCTATTTTTGATATGTTTGAGCCAATGGAAGATAAATTAGCAAAGCTTAACCCGGAAGAGGTTATTGACGAAAAGGGTTATGACCAATACATGCAGGACGCAGAGAATAGAGTCGTTGATGCAAGGGATGGAGCCTTAGAATACACTCAGCAAGGGCTTGATAATTCCATTCGTGACATTGAAAAGGGGCGTGACGATGCATTGGGATCAATACAAAAAGGTATGGATCAAATGTCAAGCCAGTACGGAGGGGCTATTGATAGGTATGAACCCTATGCACAAGCTGGTAATAAGGCTCTTTCAATGTACATGGACACGTTTTCAGGAGATGGGAGTTCCAGTATATTGAACTCTCCGATATTTAAAGCTAAACAGCAACAGATGAATAAGGCCATTGCTGTTCAGATGGCTCAGACTGGACGAGGCGGTTCCATGAAATCAATTGAGTCAACATTTGCTCCCGCTCAACAGAATTTAATGGCTCAAGAATACAACGATTATTTTAGGCGATTAAACCCAATAATAAACTATGGCTACAATGCCTCATCAAATCAGGCCAACCTGCAATCCCAGATGGGGAATAATTTAATGAAGGGAAATAATTTAATGGGAACCACATCGTATAATGCAGGAATGCAGTTGGGAGCTAATCAAATGAATGCTAATAATAATATGGCTAACATATATCAAATGGGCGGTAGCCAGCTCGCTGGTCTCTCTCAGGACCAGGCAAATATGCAGTATCAATACGGGACAGACCAAGCAAACCTCTCAGTTGGAGAAGGTGTGGCCAATGCAAATTATCATAATGCTATTTCGGGATCGTATGATAATTTAGTTAATTCAGGGGCTCAGTTGGCGGGCAATTTTATGGGGGGAGTTTAAAAAATGGCAATAGACATTTCATCATATATAGGTCAGGTAAGGTATTCTTCCGGCTCAAATCCAATTGACGCATATTTGAAAGGTTCTGAAATGAAAAGTGCGAGAGAGTACAGGGAGGGGCAGACAGAGTTGGCTAGAGAACAGCTTGCATTAGATAAAAAAAAGTATGAAGATCAAAAGAGAAAATCACTAATACAATCTCAGACAAATAACATTATCAAGCCAGCATTAGAGGTTCTTAGAAATGATTCCTCACTAACATCAGAGGAGAAATCGAAAAGGATGGAGGAGGTTTTAAGCTCGGTTCCAGAGGCTAATGATAATTACAAGGGCGTTAAGTTTATGTTTGAAGATCGTAAAATTAAATTCAGTCAAATATATAATAAAAATAACGCTAAAACAATGACAGATGCCAGAGTCAGAGAATATATAATGAATAGCAATCAAGATATGGAGGCATCTGGATATATTGGTGAAAATGGGCAAATAAATATAGATTCATTGGAGCCTATTAGTGAAAATCCCATAGATAAAAAAAGACCAAGCGCAACAAACTATAGCAGTGTTTTTAAGACACTTGTTGACGATGGGGCTTCTCCCGAAAAAGCAGATAAATTGGCTAAGTCAATGCTAAAAGATTTCGACAGTAGCTTTTCAAATCGACCCACTCCTGAGCCTTCACAAATAAGTGATGCAGTATCTATAGACTCAACCGATAAACCAGATGATATTGAGTCGTTTTTTGAGTCGGAGTTAGGTGAATCATTTAATCAGGAAGAGACTCCGGAGCCTGACCCCGATGTTGATTTTAAAAATAAAATAATCTCATTAAAAGAAGAGTACAAAAAAAAGAAGCTCAGGACATCTGGCCCAGACAGCATACTTTATAAAAGATATGAAAATGAGTATAAAAATAAAATTGATGCGTTAAGGTCAGAGATAGGGTCATACAAAAAAAAATCAAATAGTAGTTCAAAAACGTATAAATTTACTGATGAAAAATCCGCAGAGGATGCCGATAGAAATGGGTTAATACCCAAAGGTTCTAAAGTTGAAGTTAATGGAAAGATATTTATTGCTGATTAAAGATTATTATGCCATTAGTTCCAATTGAAGAATATCAAAAAAAGGAAGAGGGTAGCGGTAAAGATCAAAGTATGCTTTTTAAGGCTCTTGACTTTATAAATAAGCCTCAGTACGCAGTAGCAAACGCCATTTATCAAGCATACACTGATGATGATGCCAAGCTGGGTAAGTCATTATGGGATGGTTTTACATTAAAAGAAAAACGATCAGTAGGCGACACCTTAAGAGAAATTGTTGAGCCAGACTCAAAAATGGGCAAGCTCGCTGTTGGAACCGCAGGTTTTGTTGGTGACATTCTAACTGACCCTTTAACCTATACAGGAGTTGGCCTTGTTGGTAAATCAGGGAAACTGTTAAAGGGAGGTACCGAAGCGAAAAGAATGGCTAAAGCTGTTCGGGCATCTGGCGATACCGGCCAATCAAAAAGGGTTTTCACAGCGTCCGTTCCTACTGGAATTAGAAAAAATCCACTAAAGCCAATAAAGTTTGAAGAAAAGGTTATTCCCGGAAGTGATATGATTGCAGAGCCTATTGCCAAGGGATTGGGGAAAATATCGGGAAAATTAAAAAATGATCTTGGCCCAATATCTGACGTTTTAAACTCTGTTGGGGAAACTATATCAACAAAGTTTCGTCCAATGAATATTGATCCTGTCGAATGGCAAAAAATATTAAGAGCAAAAGATTTAGCAAAAAATATACGATCAAACATAGAGTTGGACACTATTGAAAAGTCTCGACAAATTAAAAAAGCGTTTAGGGATGAGGGGTTAAGTGATGACGATATTGCCAATATTACGAACCAGCTAGAAACTAAAAAAACGATTACTAGCACTGGGGGTAAAATGGCAAAACAGTTTAGCGATGAAATGTCAGAGATGTACTCAAAGACTGGTCCGTCAGGTAAGAGCCTTATTGACGATGATAATATTGATTATGTTCCTCATGTACTAGAAACAAAGTCAAAAAAATATCAGGATGCACTTGGTTACAATAAGCGTGACTTTACCACATCTAGCCCATCTGATATTTCACGAACAATACTTAAATACACTGATGGTGGGGAAGAGTTTATATTAAGCGAAAAAACGGGTAAGTATTATCAAGATGGAAAGTTTAAGGGGAAACTAACCCCTAAGCAATTAAGTGAAATGGACCCAGACAACATATCTCAGGCGAGTATATCCGATATCAATAAGGGTTATGGGGATATCGTTTTTTCATCATCACTTCCAAAGTTAATGGCTATTCAGGGAATGCGAACTGCAAAAGTTGTTGGTGGAGACACTTTTTTTAAAGAGGTGCAAAAGATAGGAAAAAGAGTCCCTAAAGAGGGTATGATTGAGTCTACAGCCCCGGAATTAAAGGGATTGCATTTTAACCCAGAGGTTGTTAAACATATCGATAAAACGTATGAGTCATTAAAGCCTCAAGCTGTAAATGATTTCATGTCAAAGTATGACAAAATTCAAAATGCATGGAAAACATCTGCGACATTTTGGAATGTTGCTTTTCATACGAGGAATGGCATATCCAATGTATGGCAAAACTCACTGGCGGGAGTCGATAACCCTGCTGACTATATGAGAGCTTCTCGCATCCAGATGGGCTCAAGAAAAGGAATTGATAACCTATCCGCAGAAGACCAAAAAATAATGAAAGAGTATAGGGCTCAGGGGCTTGATACAACGGGTCATTTCAGTGGTGACATTGAGGAGTCATTAGAAGCTCAAATCAATTCATTTTTTGATGAAGCTAAAAAAATAAAATCATCAAGTGGCATTTATGAAAAAGCCAAAGCTACAGGGAAAACAGCCCTCACCGGAATGAATAAAGCGAGTGGAGCCGTGGGCAATGCCGTAGAGAATAACGCAAAAATAGCTCATTTTATCGCTAAAAGAAATGAGGGTTTGTCACCATTTGAGGCTGGGCGATCAGTAAAGAAATACCTTTTTGATTACGGAGATTTAACGAGAGTTGAAAAGGATGTGTTCAAAAGACTAGCTCCATTCTATACGTTTAGTAGAAAAAATATCCCACTTCAAATTGAGACACTGATTAAAGACCCTTCTCGACAATCCAAGTTGATTAAACTTAAAAATAATGTAGAGGTTTATTCGGGTGAAGATAAGACTAGTGAGATATTACCAGAATATTTAAAGCAGGCAAGCCCTGTATTTATTGGAAGTAAAGACGGTAAGGTTAGATATATTAAGCTTGAGGGCTTTTTACCCACGGCTGACTTGAACAGATTAAGCAATCCTGCTCAAGAGATGATCAACAACTTTACGCCTTTACTGAAAGCTCCAATTGAACAATTGACGAATCAAAACTTCTTTTTTGGGCAACCACTAACTCGGCAAAAGGGGGTTAAAGGGTTTGCAGGATATGGGGAAAGAGACTACCTGTTCACCCGAATACCTGGGCGGTTAGAGCATTTAGCTAGGCTGTACCGCCCTCTATCTGAGATAGATAAAATAATTGGAAGGAGAAGTAGTGGTCAGGATTCGTTTGAGAAGTTTTTGAATTTGGGAGTTGGTGGAAAAATATATGAGTATGATGTTAATGAGTTATTGAAAAAATTTGACAGATTAACAGAAGAAGAGGCTAGAGGAATAAAATACCAAATAAATCAGCTTAAAAGAGAAATAAAGAAAGACCCAAAAAAGGAGCGTGTGAATAGAAGAGATATTAAACAACTGATGATTTTATATAAAAAGAAAAGGCTTTACGCAAAAAAACAACAACGTGAAGCAAGGCAAAAAATTAAATAGGAGAAAATGATGGCTGGAATTTACAGTGACTCAATCAAAAAGATAAAGAATGTAAAAAAAAGAGGCGTTATGAAAAATAAGAGTCCTAAGGGGAAGTTCACTAAGCGAGCCTCAAAAAAAAGATGACTATTAAAAGAGGCAGTGAGTCATTTTCAGGATACAATAAACCAAAACGGACACCGTCGCATAAAACAAAAAGCCATGCTGTTTTAGCTAAGGAAGGCGATAAAATTAAGTTAATTCGCTTTGGTCAAAAAGGCGTGTCTGGGGCTGGAAATAAAACGGATGCAAAATCTAACGCCAGAAGA